TTTGCAAAAAGAGAAAAAAGAAGATTGAAACAAATAGACAAAGGAAATAAAGGATATAACTGATGAGTAAAAGCGGAATGTTACTAGGAGAAGAGATAGCGGGAGTAAACCAAATACTCCCACATAAACACCAATTAGCTTGGGACTTATTCCTTAAAGGAGTAGCCAATAACTGGTCCCCCTCTGAAATCAGAATGGGAGATGACGTAGACCAATGGAAAGGAGATGTTTTATTAGAAGATGAAAAATTACTCGTTAAGAGATGTCTTGGGTTTTTTGCTGGAAGTGAGTCCTTGGTTGGCAATAACCTATTACTTACTGTCGCGAAATGGGTAACTGATCCTGAGTGCAGACAATATATATTAAGGCAAGCTTACGAAGAGTCCCTTCACAACTGGACGGTAGTTACCTGTTGCGATTCTTTTTCTTTAAGAGTTAATGACGTCTATGAGGCTTACGTTAATATTCCATCAATTAAAGCTAAGGATGACTTTTTGATGAGTATAACGTCTGACGTTAATAGGCCTGATTTCTCAACAAAGACTACAGAAGGTAAAAGAGAATTTCTAAGAAACTTAATTACTTATTATATAGTTTGCGAAGGTACTTTTTTCTTTAGCGGATTTGCAATGCTATTGGCTTTAGGTAGGCAAAACAAATTACCGGGGCTGTCTGATCAAATCAGATATACCCTCAGAGATGAGAGCTTACATATACAATTTGGTACGTATTTAATTAACACTATCAAAGAGCAGTACCCATCTGTTTGGACTAAGAAGTTTGAGCAAGAAACTGTTGATCATATCAAAAAGGCCGTCGAACTTGAAATTCAATATGCTCATGATGTTCTACCGAGAGGCATACTTGGACTTAATGCTGAGATGTTTGTCGATTACATGCAGTATATTGGAAACAGAAGGCTAGAAGGAATAGGCATCGACTTTAGATTCGAAAGTGACAACAATCCTTTTCCTTGGTTATCCGAAGTAGTAGACACCGGAGCTATGACCAACTTTTTCGAAAGAAAGGTTAAAGACTATCAGAATTCTGGAGTACTAGAAGACGACTTTTAGAAGCGAAAAAATATTAAATGCTATACTAGCTCCTAAAAACCAACTCAAGAAATAAAAGACGAAGTCAGATTCTTCGTCTTTTTTTATTTCCTGTTCTTTTTTAGCATTCTTTTCAGGGAATTCAGAGCCACTAACTAACCACCAATCCCCAGACTTGTCTTTTATAGCCCACTTCTTTATTTGACCACCTTTTCCACTCCACCATTTTTTATTTTCGGAATTTAAAATTTTTATTTCGCTCATCTTGATCCTCCTTCTTTATCTTTTTCAGCGATGTAATATTTAGTCCTCCTATCTCTTATGAATCCTTCTGAAAAAAGATAATCTTTTATATGATTAACTTCTCTTTCACTAACACACTTACTATTATTATATATGAAGATAGTGTCGTGCTTCCAGAATCCATCCTCGCACAAAAAAACTTTAATTGGATATTCGCCCAATACTAATTCCATCAATATTAATTACACTAGAACGGGCCTAAATTTTTCCTATAATATCTTTTAGTTTTACTATTCCGTACCAAGAAACCTCTCGATTATCACCTATAACCCAGTACTCATCTTCTTTTAAAGTTATCCGTTTAGTGTTTTCGTTTTCAGTTATAATTTCTCCAGTCTCCCAGTTCCTTAATGGTTTTCCCCCTGATTCCACTAATAAAAAATTTATTTTTAAATCACTAAACTTATCTTTTAGCATTGAACCATTAATAAATATGTCCCCATCTATGATTTCAATAGATTCCCCCGGCATCCCGATTATTCTTTTCGCCAAAAAGCCTCCGTCTTTTTTATCCTTTACTATTATTCCATCAAACCTGTCCGGGCTTATTACCGAGAAGTATATTTTATTTATAAATATTTTTTGCCCGTCAATTAAAGTCGGATGCATGCTATCTCCTTTAACTATAAATGGCTTATATCCGATGTGAAAACACAAAGAAAAAACCAAATAAAGCGCACATATTCTAATTATATTCTTGTTTAGCTGCATTGCCTTAATTACACTAAAAAAACGAAATCGCTTAGAAAGATGTACTAGGATTACATGAAACAAGTACAAAAGGTAATAATAACGGGAGTCTCTGGCCAAGACGGTGCTAACATGGTTCAGTATTTACTGAAAGAACATGTAAACACCAAGCTGTACGGAATGGTAAGGCGAACTTCTACAAAAAGAGAAGACAACTATATCGATTTTAAAGATAACCCAAGATTCGAGGTTGTTCACGGAGACCTTACTGATGAGTACAGTATTATATCTTTAGTAAAAAAAATTAAACCCGATTACTTTATAAATTTTGGAGCTAATTCTTTTGTTGCGGCAAGCTGGGATACTCCTTCTCATGTTTTTGATGTAAACGCAAATGGCGTATTAAGATGTTTAGAGGCTATTAAAAATTTCGCACCTAAGTGTAAATTTTATTCCGCTGGTTCAAGTGAAGAGTTCGGAAATGTAGACTATTCTCCCCAAGACTTTAAGCATCCGCTAAAACCTAGAAGTCCCTACGGAGCTTCCAAATGTGCGGCCAGACATTTGGTTAAAGTCTATAGAGAGTCTTATGGAATTTACGCAGTTCACGGAATCCTTTTTAATCATGAAGGAGTCAGGAGAGGAGAAGAGTTTGTAACTAGAAAAATTACTAAAGGCGTTGCTAGGATTCATCACTTTATCAGAGACATACAAAACTGGAGAAGCAGACGCAGTGAAGCTCCAAAATTTGATCCAATCGAACTTGGCAATATATATACTAAAAGAGATTGGTCTGACTCTGAAGATTTCGTCAAAGGGGTTTGGATGATGCTAAATCAAGAGGATTACATAGAGGCAACTCCTGATTTTAATAAAGAGTTTGAAAGTACTTGGAATGCTTTTGAGCAGTCTGGATGTGCTTTAGGCAGCAGTGATGTTCATTCAATCTCAAGAGACATAGTTCTTTCTCGACTCAAAGATTATGTTTTGTCGAGTGGCGAAACTCACACAATCAAAGAGTTCGTAGAAAAAGCTTTTAATGCTGCTGGATTTCAAGGCTGCCACTGGGAAGGAGAAGGAACTTTCGAAGAGTACTGTTGTACATCTGGCCCGCACAATAAATTAGTAATGGTTAGAATAAATACTAAATTTTACAGACCCGCAGAAGTAGAGTTGTTGGTAGGAGATTCTACCCCAATAAGAGATGAGTTAGGTTGGAAGCCATCTTCCACCATTGATGACTTAATTAATAAGATGGTAAAACACGATATAAAAAATTATGCCAAGGAAAAAGAAGGTAGATAGCGGAAGCAGCACACTAATCACTTCAGAGGAGCAGATTGAGTCTTTTCTAGATCAGAATAAAGATTATCACTATAACTTTGAAGAAGAGAGGGATTACACTGTTTCTAGCGGCAGTCTAATTTTAGATTTAGAAATGGGCGGAGGAATAGGTCCGGGAATTAGTAGATTTTCAGGAGCTTCGGGAGCAGGAAAAACATCATGTACGCTTTCATTCGCTAAAAATTTTCAAGAATCGGTTGAAAAGTCTAAAGTGGTATACATCAGGTCTGAAGGTAGACTCTCTAAAGAAATACTTTTAAGGTCTGGAATAAATACCGACAAGAAAAAGTGGCTATGTTTTGATTGTCATATTTTTGAAAAGGTAATCGAGTTTATTAGGCATTTAGTTTTTAAAAATGATGAAGACAGAAGATATATGTTCATTATTGACTCTATGGACGCTTTAGTTAGAGACGAAGACTACAAGAAGGATTTTGGGGATAACACTAAAGTTGCAGGAAATGCCCTATTAACGTCCCAGTTTTTGCAAAGAATGGCATTATCTTTAGTTAAAAAGGGCCATGTTTGCATAATGATCAGTCAGGTAAGAAGTACGGTTACAATTAATCCCTATCAGAAAGTAGACCCAAAGCTAACAAATGCTTCAGGCGGAAACGCAGCTTTGCATTACAGCGACTGGATTCTTGAGTTTCAAAAACCAAATAAGTCGGACTATTTTACAAAGACCATCAAGGGAAAAGATCAAGTTCTAGGACATAATTGCAAAATCTTTTTCAGAAAGACTCCTAATGAAAAAGTTAACGACTTGATAGAATACCCAGTAAAACATGGCAGAACTGGTGGCAATAGCGTTTGGATTGAAAGAGAAATCAAGGATATGATGCTAATGTGGGATATGGCTGTAGCAAAAGGGGCTTGGATAACTGTGTCAGACGAGTTTATAGAAGAGCTAAAAGCTGCTGATATAGATTGCGAAAAGCAACATCAAGGAGAAGAAAACTTCTATAAATACTTAGAAGATAATCCCAAAATAGTAGAGTATACTGTAAATAAGTTTAAGGACATTCTGAAAGAATCCGACTCAGCTTATGAGGCTTTATAACATATATGGCAAGCTATCTAACAAAAGTGTTGGTAGATACCGCATAGATTGGGACGGAAAGTCTAGGTCTAAAGCTCAATTTAAGGTTAAACAATTTTTAAAAAAATATTGGTCTACCCACGTAGTTTTTGAAGAGTTTCCCGTTTATGGTTCAAAAATGCACGTAGACATACTAAATGCTACTTTAAAAGTGGCTATAGAAGTGAATGGAGCCCAGCATGAAAAATTTGTTCCATTTTTTCACAAAAACTCTAGATCAAATTACCTCAGATCAATCAAAAGGGATCATAAAAAATATAACTGGCTTGAGAAAAACGAGTTTAAAGTTGTGGAGATTTTAGATACCGAGGCCGACAAGCTGTCAAAATCCTTTTTTGAAGATAAATTCGATGTGATTCTTTAATTATATTATACATTTGCTATTGTTTTGAGGTGTATTCCCATTCGGATAATACGCCTTTTTCTTTTGATTTTACGAAAAAAAGAATTATTTTAATTTAATAAGTTCTATAAATTTGTTATGGCATTGGGGATGGTTAAATATAAAACTTTAAATAGTCAAAGGAGAGCCTTTTAGGTGGCTATTTGGAGTGCAACCCTGTGTAGGTGTGTAGGAGGACTTCCTGCTGGTACAACAGTTAACGTTGATACCGCCAATTACACTGGCGATGAAAGCGAGATCGCCGCCGCTACTTATCATATAGCTCGTTGCACAAATAGCAGCGGCTGCTCATCCCCTAACATTAGCAATGGTGCTGATTTTCCAGTTGAGTTAGACTATGAAATTTTTTCAGGTGCAGGTGGAACTGATTTCGATTTAATAAGTGTTGGTGCTGTATTTGAAGATTGTGACGATGTATGTCAAGAGTTGTTTGGAGAGAACTGCGATTTAGCCACCTCTTGCGCGACCCCAACACCAACGGTCAGTTTATATTCTACCCCTACCTCCACAAGTACACCAACCAGTACGCCTACTGTTACTAGCAGTTCAACGTCGACACCAACCCCTACCCCGACCCCTACCCCGACTCAGACGACTACTAGTACGCCTACATTAAGTCCTACACTAACTCCGACTACAACTATTCCGGCAGATTGTACTGCTGTTTTTGAATGGAACGGTTCAGGGGAATATGCTGAAGGCGACGTAGTATGTTTCAATGATGTCGCTTATCAAGCTAATACAACCGTTGAAGCGGGAAATCCCCCAGATCAAAATTTAGATAAATGGGATGAAGTAGAATCTACTTACGGCCACTGCTGCCCTATACCAGTTACGCCTACTCCAACGCCGACGTTGACTTCAACAACCACGTTGAC